GCACCAAAAGCACAAGACATGGGTGGCACAACTAAACCTGATATGAAGAAGGTTTAATATTACAAGGATAATATAGAATGGCTTCAGTATATCTAAAAGAGAACTTGACATTTGATCAAGCTCGAATGGTTACAGAAAGTGCAAATGATGGCAAGGATCTATACCTTAAAGGCATTTGTATTCAAGGCGGCGTAAAGAACGCAAACCAAAGAGTTTATCCAGTAGAAGAAATTACAAGAGCAGTGTCAACGTTAAACGACCAGATTACCGGAGGCGACTCTGTATTAGGAGAAGTAGACCATCCAGACGATCTGAAAATTAACCTTGATCGTGTTTGCCACATGATTACTGATATGTGGATGGACGGTCCGAATGGTTATGGTAAATTAAAAATACTCCCAACACCGATGGGTCAACTGGTACGCACTATGCTAGATAGCGGTGTCAAACTGGGAGTATCAAGTCGCGGTAGCGGCAATGTCAACGAATCGACCGGAGAGGTCAGTGAACTCGAGATCGTCACAGTAGACGTAGTTGCACAACCTAGTGCGCCAAATGCATACCCAACTGCAATTTATGAAGGCTTGTTGAACATGAGAGGTGGACATCAAGTACTTGGAATTGCTGCAGAGGCACAAGAAGATAGTCGTGTGCAAAAATATTTAAAAGATGAGGCGTTACGCCTAATCAAAGAACTTAAACTTAGGAGTTGACCGATATGTTTGATGCACTCAAACCATTGCTTGAAAGCGGCATTGTAAACGAAGAAACTCGTCAAGAAATTCAGGAAGCATGGGAAACTCATGTAACTGAAGCTCGTGAAGAGATTCGTAGTGAACTACGTGAAGAATTTTCACGCCGTTATGAGCATGATAAAACAACAATGGTTGAGGCTCTAGATAAAATGGTTACCGAAGGTTTAACTAAAGAAATTGAGCAAGTTGCTGCTGAAAAGAAAGCACTTGCTGAAGATCGAGTTAAGTTTAATACTAAAATGTCTGAAAAATCAAAGGCATTTGAAAGTTTCATGGCTGAAAAGTTAGAAGCTGAATTAGTAGAACTAAACGAAGATCGCAAAGCACAAGCACAAACACTAGACAAGTTACAAAAGTTTGTTGTTAATGCACTAGCAGAAGAAATTAGCGAATTCCATAAGGATAAACAAGAAGTTGTTGAAGCAAAAGTCAAGCTAGTAGCAGAAGGCAAGAAACAAATTGAAATGCTAAAGTCTAAGTTTATTGATCGTGCAAGCAATTTAGTTAAAGAATCAGTAACTAAGAACCTCAATAACGAATTAACTCAACTTAAAGAAGACATCAACAGTGCTCGTCAAAACAACTTTGGTCGCAAGATTTTTGAAACTTTTGCGGCAGAGTTTGCAACTTCATACTTAAATGAAAATGCTGACATCAAAGAGTTACAACAGACAATTGAAGAAATTAAATCTCAATTAGCTGAGTCTCATGAAGCACTAGAAGATAAATCTACTTTAATTGAAAGCAAAGACGCTGAAATTCGTAGAATCAAGGATCGCATTGCCCGCGATCAAAAGATAACAGAAATGATGGCTCCACTAAACAAAGATCAGAGAGAAGTAATGAATTCATTACTAGAATCTGTTCAAACAAGCCGTTTAGATGCATCATTTAATAAGTATTTGCCAGCAGTTCTTAAGAACGATGCTAAAGCTACAAGCAAGATTTTAGCAGAATCTAAAGAAGTAACTGGTAATAAAAAGAAAACCATGCAAGATGCCGATGAGGGCAAAATCATTGAAATCAAGCGTTTAGCTGGTTTGCAATAAAAATATATTTTTAGGAGACGAAAGAAAATGTCTAATTTATTTGAAAGTCGCTGGGACGAAACAAAAGGTGCCCTCCTAGAGGGTCTTGATGGTTCTAAGCGTAAGAACATGGGTGTTGTTCTAGAAAACACCAAACGTTACATTACAGAGAACGCAACAGCTGGTGCAACTGCATCTGGTGATGTTGCTGTTCTTAACAAGGTGATTTTACCTGTTATCAGACGTGTAATGCCAACTGTTATTGCTAACGAAATCGTTGGTGTACAGCCAATGGCAGGACCTGTTTCACAGATCCACACACTAAGAGTTAAGTACAATGCTGGTACAGCACGTGATGGTTCATCTGCTATTCCAACTAACCCAAGTGGTAACTTAACAGCTGGTGATGAAGCACTAAGCCCAGCAGCAATTGCAGCTGGTTACTCAGGTAACGAGCCAAATGGCGTTGCAGAAGCTACAGGTACACTTGAAGGTGTTCCAGGTAACGCACTAAGCATTGAAATTCTACGTGAAACTGTAACTGCGAAAACTCGTAAGTTATCAGCACGTTGGACATTCGAAGCAGCACAAGATGCACAGAGCATTCATGGTGTTGACGTTGAAGCAGAAATTATGGCTGCACTAGCACAAGAAATTACTGCTGAAATTGATCAAGAAATCCTAGGCTCACTACGTTCACTAGCAGCAGCTGGTACAGGTAGTGCATTTGGTGCAAACACAGCAGCTTATGACCAAGCAGCAGTATCAGGTACAGCAACATACGTTGGTGATGAGCATGCGGCACTTGCAGTTCTAATGAACAGAGTAGGTAACAAGATTGCTCAGCGTACACGTCGTGGCGCAGGTAACTGGGCGGTTGTAAGTCCAGCAGCTCTAACAGTTCTACAAAGTGCAAGCACAAGTGCTTTTGCTCGTACAACTGAAGGTACATTTGAAGCTCCAACAAACACTAAGTTTGTAGGTACATTAAATGGTGCAATGAGAATTTATGTAGACAGCTATGCAGCAGATACAACAGCAGTACTAGTTGGTTACAAAGGTTCAAGCGAAGCAGATGCAGCAGCATTCTACTGCCCATACGTTCCACTAATGAGCTCAGGTGTTGTTTTAGATCCATCTACATTAGAGCCAGTAGTTGGTTTCATGACACGTTATGGATATCAGACTCTAACAAACACTTCAAACTCTCTTGGTAACGCAGCAGACTACTTAGGTAGCATTAGCGTAAGCAACCTATCATTTAGCTAATAGTTAACTGATAAGAGTTATCATAAAGC